CTTTTAACCAGTTGGTCGCGCGTTCGAGTCGCGCACGGCCCACCAAGAAAAAACAATCACTTACGACTCGGTAAGTAAACGCTGAATTTCTTTTGGGATTCAATTGGGATTCACTTGGGATGCACGCGCGCTGTCAGGGGTGCGTCGTGCGTGTGTCACACCTTTGTGCGCAAGGGCGAAAAACTCAGTCATGGGTGACTACAATTCCCGTGCTCGCAGGCAACAAGGGGGAGAGCGATGGAAGATGATCTTCTGACCTCGAAGGAGGCCGCTGCAAAACTCAAGGTGAGCGTGTCCTGGCTTGCCCGCCAGCGCTGGCTAGGCCCAGGTCACGGGCCGAAGTACATCAAGATTGGGCGGAGCGTTCGCTACAGCTCCAAGGATCTCGAGGAGTACAAAAGAAAGAGGACAGTGGGATGACCACTGTCCTCCTCTCATTGTCCCCTTCATGATTGAACCCTACTCGAGTAGGGCTTTCGCGGCTTTAACGATCGCCTCACGCTGCTGCTTGGTTCTGACCTCAGGGTCGGAGCCTTTCGTGACGTCACGGATGATCTTCAGGATCTCCGTTTCGTTCTTGGTGCAGAAACCGCCAAGCTCCTTCTCGATGGTCTCGAGAAGCTCCGGCATGTACTCGTTGAGGCACATGCGTAAGAAGTAGGCCGGATCTACACCAATCGCTCGGGCAAGCTTTGGGGCTGAAGGAATCGGAACCTTCGTCAGGCCCTGTTTGAACATTGTGATGATGTTCGGCTTTGAGTAGCCGACCTCATCAGCAATCTCCCTTTGCGTTTTGTTTGTTGCCTCTAGCTGAAATGCTAGATATTGGGCAACCGTCGGTGCGCCTTTTGCGCGTTCTTTGTCCGGCATTGTCATCCCTCGTTCACCCTTCGGGTGTTACTTTAGTGTTGACGTGATATTAGTCACTAGTAAGCAGATTATCTCACTCTCCTAACGGAAAATTTTACATCTTTGCCGAGTTTATACAGTAAGCGCTGAGTGGTCAAGGTGGGTAAGCGGTGACGTATCTTTGCAGAACTGTGAACCCGGTCCAACGGTAATTCACAGAGTCGTCATAATACGAGAAGCTCGGGTCAACTATATTGCAGAGCAACAAAGCGCTTACTCTGCGGTGCTCTAACAGCTATGGGGAAGCGTGTGGAGACTAACAAGTAGATTCGAGGAGAAGGTCTTGTTGGACGGTGTAATAGAACTATCAGTCACCAGTGTCCGATACGTAGACGAGAAACAGGCGTTAGACCTGTTGAGCCAACTCAGCGACCAGAAGCTCGTGAAGAGCGGAGGATCGTATTCGATCGTGAAGGGAAGGCATCCTGATTTGGGGCTTGTCTATATCACACAGTCTGTAGCGGGTGCGAACACTGTCGCGCCCGCAGTGGACTAGTCCGCTGGCGACGTTTAGGAGAATCGCAGGGGCATATCGCAATGCCTCTGCGATTTCTCTTATATTGTCAGTCACAACTGACATACATGGTAGGGAGAACGCATGAAGCTGACCAGAGTCGAGATCGTGCGCCAGTCCGTGAGGCAGGTCGTTGCTATGCTGGCTCAGCGCAAGATTCTTGTGACGCAGATCGGCACGCAGGCATTCGTTCAGTATGACAGACGAGGCGTGCCCGCCCGCGTCAACATTCCCTATCTGCCCGACAACGCATCGGAGGATCTCCTGATTGCGGTTCAGGGCTTCATAGATCACGAGGTCGGGCACATTCTCTTCACCGATCCGCGAGTGAAGACGAGAGCCGAGAAGGCCCCGTGCATGGCGCTCTATGATGTGCTCGAGGACACGCGCATCGAGCGGAAGATGAAGCAGCGGTTCAAGGGGTCTGGGCGCAATCTCGGCTCGACCTGGAGCTTCATTCAGGAGCGCATCACCAAGCCGGACTATGAGAGGGCGCTCAAGAGCGGTAGCGAGAAGGCGATTCAAGCGGCGCTCATTGTCGCTGCGGTTCGCGCCTGGGCAGGTCAGAAGGAAGCCCAGGACTTCATGGCCGACAAGTGGCATCACTTCGAGAGTTTCAAGAAGGTCGTGGGCGAGGATCTGATCGAGAAGATCTCGACGCTCAACACCTCGATGGATGCGTTCACGCTCGCCGCAGCGATGCACAACCGAATCGAGGAGTTCAAGCATCGCAAGGAAGAGGAGGAGCGCAGGAAGGAAGAGAAGCGACGCAAGCGGGAAGAGGAGGGGTGCAAGGGGAAGTCCTCGAAGTCGCCTGGCGGCGGTGAAGGTGGTGCGGGTGGTGAGCCCGAAGAGCCGCTGCATCCCGATGACGAGGGGGACGAAACGCGCGATGGCGTGAACTCGGATGGTCCTGGTAAGCCCAAGAGCGAACCTGACTCAGAAGGTGAGGACGAAGGCTCCGAGAGTGAGGGGGAGTCTGCGGAACCCGACGAAGAGGAAACCAAAGAAGAGTCGGGGGACAAGTCAGAGAAGGCTCTCAACACTGGCGGTTCTCATCCCAATGACGCCGAAGATGAGGGGAGCGAGGAGGAAGAGAGCGACGGCGAGCGTGACGAGGATGTGGAAGATTCGGAGGATGACTCTGAGGAGGACGAATCCGAAGAGGAGTCTGAAGAAGGCGAAGACGAGAAAGAGAGTGAAGAAGAGGACGGCGAGGCGGACGAGGAAGAGGACGAGAGCGTTGGCGGCTCCGACGGTGGTTCCGCGTCTGAGGATGACAAAGAAAGCTATGGGGACGTAAGCAGTTCCGTAGGGATCATCCCGGATGAGATCAAGGAGGTTCTGGACAGCGCTCGAGACCTCGATACTGAGGTCACGACGATCATCAACAAGGCGATCCTCTCGGATCTCGAGGTGTCGGAGTACACACCGCTCACGAAGGATTTTGACCGTATCGAGCTTTTCGTTCCTAAGTCGCATGATCACGCCGATGCGCTTCTCAAGCGGATGGAGGAGCGTTGCGGTCAGATGGTCGGGCTGCTTCAGAAGCGTTTCGAGCGAATGATCGCCGCGAAGTCGTATCACCGTATGGTGCCCGGTTTCAAGTCAGGGCGGCTTCACGGGGCGACGCTCTATCGCATACCGCTCGGCGATGAACGGATCTTCCGTCGCAAGATCGTCTCAAGGACGAAGGACGTGGCGCTGTCGCTCGTGGTCGACCTGTCGGGTTCCATGTACGGTGAGAAGGTCGAGCTGGCGCTGCTCAGCGCTTTTGGCATGTCGATGACACTCGATCGAATGAACATCAAGCACGAGGTCATCGGATTCACAACGTGCATGCACCATCTGACGCGCGAGCAGAACAAGAGACTTTTGGATGGTCTGAGGGAGTTCGAGTCGGCGATGGGGCGGCGTCCTTCGCGGGTGGAGCCAATCTACATGCCGATCTTCAAGGACTTCAACCAGCGCTTCACGGCGGATCGCCGCAGAGCGATGGCGCTCGCTCCGTATGAGATTCGCCTGAGCCAGAATACGGACGGCGAGTCGCTGGAGTATGCGGCGGCGCGTCTGATGGCGCGTCCGGAGGCTCGCAAAATCATGATTGTGCTATCGGATGGTGAGCCATGCGGTGGTTACGGCAGTATCAAGGAGCAGGCGTATCACCTCAAGAAAGTGGTGCGGAGACTGATCGAGTCTGGGGTGGACGTCTTCGGTATCGGTATCATGACGAGTGCGGTCGAGGCGTTCTACCCGGCCTACGAGATCATTCACGATCTGTCAGATCTGCCTGGCACGGTAATGGCGACGATGGAGAAGATGCTCGTTCGCTGATTTCACCTAATAACTCAGTCATCGGTGACTATTGTCTGCGTCGCTTGGGACGTTTATAGTCTCGCGCATCAACACAACGACGGAGGGAGAAGCATGTTCAACAGGATCACCTGCCAGGTTTGCAAGGCGATGGTGCACGCGATCAAGCCGCACCTCGACAAGGAACACCCGGACTGGACGATCGCGCGCTATCAGGCGGAGTATCCCGACGCGCCGCTGCTGTCGGAGCTGGCGAAGCAGCGTCTTGCCGAGCGGAAAGCTAAGTCAGCACTGACAGAAGCCAAGAAGCCGGAGAGCGAAGCACCCAGCGCGCCCGGCGTCACCAAGCGCTTCCTGCACGAGCTGTTCGATATCGGCGACATGCCTGCCGCGAAGAGCCGCAGGGGTGATCCGATCCCTGTCACTGTGTTCACGGAATGCGAGTTTCCACAATACGTGCCTCAGAAGGACCCCACCTACGTTTTCAACATCGACAACCTGAAAACGTTGATGATGTGCCTCGAAATGGGTATGCCCGCGTATGTCTGGGGGCATATGGGCACCGGCAAGACCACGCTCATCGAGCAGATGTTCGCCTACACGAATCGCCCGCTCATCCGTATTCAGCATACGATCAACACCGAAGAGGCACACATCCTGGGGCAGTGGGTCTATCGCAACGGTGAGACGCGCTTTCAGCCGGGCTGGCTGCCGCTCGCAATGCGTTACGGCTGGGGGTATCTCGCCGACGAATACGACTTCGCCGCGCCGCACGTTCTTTCCGTCTATCAGCCGGTGCTCGAGGGCAAGCGCCTGGTGATCAAGGAGGCTGACGAGGAATGGAGGGTAGTGGACCCGCACCCGAACTTTCGCTTCTTCGCGACGGGTAACACGAACGGCGTCGGCGACGAGACTGGTCTCTACCAGGGTACTCAGATTCAGAACGCCGCGAACTACGAGCGCTTCGCCGTCGTCATGAAGGTGGACTTCATGGACCCTGAGGTCGAAAAGACCATCCTCATGACGCGCGCCAAGCTCGCCGCTCGAGATGCGGAGAACATGGTCAGCTTCGCCAAGACGGTGCGCGAGCAGAACGACATCACCATGCCGATCTCGCCGCGCTCGCTCGTCAATGCTGCGAGGCTCGGCACCTTCAAGGGCGATTTCCGCGTGGGGCTGCAGTTGGCATACATCAACCGTCTGCCTGCTGTGGAGCGTGAGACGGCGAATCAGATCGCGCAGAGGATCTTCGGCTGATGGATACGCAGGCCCTGGACAATCAGAGCGTCACAAGCTGGGAGCGAAACTATCGGCTCCTTCATCACCTGTGCCGCAGCTACATGGCACGGGCCAAGAGTTACGGGCTGAACGTGGAATACGACGATCTGTTCCAGGAGGCAGCTCTGGCCTACACGCTGGCGCAGCGAACCTACGATCCGCGCCGGAACTTCAAGTTCACGACCTACATGGGACGTGCGGCGGTCAACCGGCTCGGTCGATATCTGGCTCAGGAGCTCGATCGCAGGCGGCACCAGATGGAACTGGGTGCGCCTGCTGAGGACGAGACGCAACTGGAGCAGCTCGAGGCGCTCGGTGCGCAGGAGGTCGATGATGTTGCCGAGTACATTGACCGGGACATGCACCGGAAGGCGATGTATGAGCGGCTGAGCCCGATGGCGCGAAAAGTGCTCGAGATTCTCGAGGATCCGCCGGAGGAGATCCGCTCGGAGCTCGTCGCTCACCAGGAGAAAGCCAAGCTCGCTCGTGCGCAGGGTAGGAATGCGCGCTCTTACAGTGACGTCACCTTCGCCTTCTTGGCGAAGCATATTCTTCCGATGTGGGGAAATATGTCACGGGTGACTATCTATTCCATCAGAAACGAACTTATCCGCTACGGTCAGATATGAACGACCCCAAACCGGGTTGCTGGGGTCATGCCACAACGTATGACCCAATGGATGACATCTGCATCGGGTGTCTCCATAAGGACTCGTGCGAAACGAGCGCGTCAGAAAAACGTCAGCGCTTGGAAAAGCTGCTGAGCTATCGCAGTGAGTACACACACGTCCCTACGCTCATAACGCGCGAGAGTGCGTCAGAGACGCGCAGGAAAGCTGCTCGCGAAAGCACTGTTCTCACTGTTCTCAAAGAGTCGAAGGTGAGTAAAGAGAAGGTCGAGACGGGTGTTACGTCCGAAGCTGAGCCGGAGAAGCGCGAGGAGCGCGTCGAGAGGCCGTCTATAGAAGCCCTGTCCGGCATGAGTAAGAAGGCTCGTGAGATCTACGAGCGACTCGCCCGAAAGGGAATCGATCTTAAGACAGCCCTTCAGAGAGACGACGCCCTGGAACTCCCGCAATTCCTGGCAATCGCGTGTCAGATGCTGGTCGCGGACGGGAAGCTCGATCGGAAAAAGCTCGTGGCGCACTACATCGAGCACCTCAGGTGGTCATACGGCACGGCGTCGTCGCACGGATCTATTGTCTGGTCGCTGCTGACTGGACTTGACATCATTGGTCAGGACGGATCTTCGTTGCTATGAAGGCATTGCTTGGTGTGCGATCGCACTTCTCGATCGGCGAGAGTGTATTCACCATCAAGAAGATCGTGGAGTTCGCGGCCGAGCACCAGGTCGAGGTGCTCGCGCTCGCCGACACCATGAGTATCTCGGGCCTTGCTGAGTTCACCAAGCTGTGCGATGAGCACAAGGTCAAGCCGATCTTCGGTTGCAGACTCCGTGTGGTCCCGGATGCGACCGTCAGGGAAAAGCAGGATTCGCAGACCTTCTATCCGAAGGTCTGGATCATGAACGACGAGGGTCTCAAGGACCTTTTCCGGCTGCTGACTTCAGCCTACTCGCAGGATCACTTCTACTACGTGCCTCGAGTGGGGCGGCAGGAGTTCATCGACACGGTGGCGAGGGGAAACCTCCTGGTCACGACGGGGGACTTTCACGGGCTCTTCGGAAACGGCGATCTGCGCTTGTGGGAGGAGCTGGTGAAGGTCGCCCCAGGTAACGTGGTAGTCGAGATTCAGCCAATCAATACGCCTTACTTCGATCGGGTGAATCACATCGCCATAGCTGAAGCACGCAAGCACGGTATCGAGTTCTTCGCCAACTATCCGGCTCTCTACAAGGAGGGTATGGCGGACACCCGTGACGTGCTACAGGCGATCTGTGGCAATCAGAAGATGAGCTCCCGCACCCGCCACATCAACTACGTGCGGGATTTTCACCCTGGGGTGGAGCTCGAGCATCTACAGGCGCTCTGTGACGCGCTCGCCGTCCGCAGTGCCGAGTTCGACGACGGGGCGATCTCGGGTGCCGATGCGCTCGCGATGGTCGAGAACCGCAAGCGCTTTATCGAGCGGCTCGAGTGGAAGTGGCAGAAGATGCCCGTGAGCCTCCCGAAGCTCGCGGAGGACGAGTTCGCCACGCTGGTCGAGGAGTGTAAGAAGGGGTGGGTCAAGCGCTTCACCAAGCCGGTGCTGGGGCACAAGCCCGACCCCAGCATGCAGGAGGTCTACAAGAAGCGCCTGCAATACGAGCTCTCCGTGATCAAGAAGATGGGCTTCGAGCGCTACTTCCTCGTCGTGCAGGATCTCGTGCGCTGGTCGAAGGAGAACGGAGTGCGCGTCGGCCCCGGGCGAGGCTCGGTCGGCGGTTCGCTCGTCGCATACCTCATGGGGATCACGGACGTCGATCCGATCCGCTTCAATCTGCTGTTCGAGCGGTTCATCAACCCCGACCGTATCGACCTGCCCGATGCGGACCTCGATTTCCAGTCCACGAAGCGCGAGCGGGTCATCAAGTACCTCGTGGACAAGTATGGCTCGGAGTGCGTCGCAGGCATCAGCAACTTCTCCACCCTGGCGTCGGCATCGGCGCTCAGGGATACCGGGCGTGTGTTTGATCTGCCTCAGAAGGATCTCGGTGTCACGAAGCTCGTGCCGAAGGAGCACGGAAAGCCCGTCGAGCTGGACGAGGCGGCGGAAGAGGTCGCGCCGCTCGCGGAGTTTAAGGTCAAGTACCCGGAAGTCTGGAAGCATGCCGTCGGGCTCGAGGGTGTCATGAAGAACCTGGCCCGGCACGCAGCGGGTGTGGTCGTCGCGGGTGAGCCCCTGGTGAACCGTGCGGTGGTCGAGACCAATCGCGGGGATCCAGTGGTCAACTGGGACAAGCAATACGTTGAGGATTTTGGCCTCGTTAAGATCGATATTCTGGGTCTGTCAACGCTGGATGTGCTCGATCTTGCCGCACAGTACATTCGCGAGCGTCATGGCATCGAAGTCGATTTCCTGAGCCTGCCGCTCGATGACGAGAAGGTGATGGAGGCGTTCGGCAAGGGCAAGACGGTCGGCGTCTTTCAGTTCGAGTCGCCGGGTATGAGAAAGCTCCTGCGCGATCTGGCGTTCGACCGCCCGCTGACCTTCGAGGACCTCTCTGCGGCGACGTCGCTCTTCCGTCCGGGTCCGAAGGACTCAGGGCTGCTCGATGACTACGTGGCGATCAAGCAGGGTCTAAAAACCCCGTTCTACGAGCACCCGAACATGAGGGCGGCGCTCGAGTCCACGCAGGGCGTTCTGATCTACCAGGAGCAGGTCATGCAGATTGCGCGTGACCTCTGCGGCTACACGTTCGCCGAAGCCGACAAGCTCCGCAAGATCATGGGCAAGAAGCTGCCGGAGGAGATGGCGAAGCAGCGGGACAAGTTCGTGCAGGGTGCCGTCGAGACGGCGGGCATGCCCGAAGATCAGGCGAATGCCCTGTTTGACAAGATTTCCAACTTCGCCGCCTACGGTTTCAATCGCTCGCACGCGGTCGAGTACTCGGTGATCTCCTACTGGACGATGTGGCTCAAGGTCTACTATCCAGCCGAGTTCTTCGCGGCGACGCTTTCGGTGCTCGGCGACGACAAGCTCGAGGGTCTCGTGAAGGATGCCCGGAGCTACGGCGTGGAGGTCGCTCCACCCGACATCACTGTATCGACTCGCAGGTTCGAGATCGTGCACGAGGGTGGCGTCTATAAGCTGCTCGCGCCCCTGAATCGCGTGAAGGGTATCTCCGACAACGCGACGCAGGCGATTCTCGAGACCCGCGAGCGGCTCGGTGGATTCAAGTCGCTTAAGGATCTGGATGAGATTCCCCGTAGGATCTTCAATAAGCGTCACCGGGAAGCGCTGGAGAAGGTTGGGGCGCTGGTCAAGCTGATCCCAGGCTCAAAGCCAGCGATGCACCCCGATCGACGCAAGGACCAGATGGAACTCTTGCCGGGCCTGATCATCGACTACGTGAAGATGGATCGAGCCATCGTCACGGGCGACGTGATCAAGGCCATGCTGATCGAGCAGGTGGTCAAGCCCATTCAGGACTGCAAGGGCTGTTCGCTCGCGGGTGGCGTTCACCCCAGACCGAGGCTCGGAAAGAAGGCGAAGTTCATGGTGATCACGGACTGCCCGAACTACTCGGAGGAGAACGCCAACGCGATGCTCTCTGGCAAGGCGAGCGAGTTCACTCTGACGGCACTCAATTCGGCAGGGCTCTCGATTGCGGACGGCTACTTCACGGCGCTCGTGAAGAGCCCTAAGTCTGAAAAGATGCTCACGACCGAACAAATTAATGGGTGCAAGGGGTATCTACAGAAGGAGCTCGAGATTCTCAAGCCGCCCATCATCGTCGCCCTGGGGTCCGCGACCGTGCAGCATTTCGTGCCGGGCTTGAAGGGTGGGGCAGCCGAGAATGCCGGTAAGGTGGTCTACAACCCGACCCTGGATGCGAACATCGTTGTGGGATTCAACCCGGCGATCATCGCGTTTCGACCGGAAGAGCAGGTGAAGCTGAACGAGATTTTCCAGCTCGTCGCCGAGCTGATTTCATGAAAGGCTGACAATGAGCAATGACATTTTCGAGGGTCTGCGCCCACCTGAGGCTGATGCGGGAGTTGTTAAGACGTTCGTGGACCCGGAGAAGCTGGCGGCGGACATGCGATTCAATCCAGCCGAGATCGACGCCGCCATGATCAATCAGGCGGCGCTCTACGCGCACTACGCTCAACTGGCCGCCAAGGCGACCCTCCAGCGCGACACTCTCAAGACGCGCCTCGAGCTCCTCGAGGCCCAACTGGATAAGCAGATTCGGGTGAAGCTCGAGGAAGAGGGGGTGAAGAAGGTCACGGAGGCGATGGTGAGCGCCAAGATCCGGCGCAACATCCGCTACATCAAGGCAAAGGCCGCCTTCGATGAGGCGGAGGCTGTCCAGACGCTACTGTTTCAGGCGCTCAAGGCCCTCGAAATGAAGCGGGACATGATGGTGCAGATCAACAAGAACCAGGAGCGCGAGTGGGCCTATTCCAACGCGCTAGCCGCTGCAGAGCGTCGGTCGGCAGATCTAGCGGAGAAGCGGGAGACCGTCGAAGCGCTCCTGCGGGGTTCCAAGCTTTCTCCGAAAAAATCAGTCAGCGCTGAGCTATAATGCTGTTGTTCAGAGCAACTACGCGAATCCACTGATCACTGGTCAATTGGTCACGTAGAGCACTGAAAAATCGGTATCACTGAAAAGCTGAGGAACTGGAAAATGGCAAGTCTCCTTGAACTGATTCAGAAGAAGCAGAAGGAAGTCCAGGCGAGGCGTGGTCGTGAAAAGCCGGAGAAGCTCCCTGCTGGCAACTCCCGGTGGCGTATTCTGCCGCACTGGAGTGGCGGCGAGGGGCTCCCGTTTCAGGACTTCGGTCAGCACTTCGTGAAGGGTTTCGACGGGGAGGTGCAGGCTGTCTACATCTGCACCGCGAAGACCTTCGGACGCGAGTGCGCGATCTGCGAGGTCATTCGTCAGGCTGATGCGATGACGAGCGACCCGAACGCGAAGAAGCTGATTCAGGAAGCGCGTGCTCCGCAACGCTATCTCGTGAACGCCGTCAAGCACAACGGCAAGGGTTACGATCCCGAGCCGGTGCTGCTGGAGCTCCCGAGTGGCGTGTTCGACCAGCTCCTGACGATCGCCGGACAGTACCTGGAAGCTGACGGCGTGAACATCTTCGACCTCAACACGGGTCACGACATCATCGTGGCGCGCAACGGGACGGGGGTGAACACGAAGTACCAGGTGATGGCGGCATCGAAGTCGAGCCCCATCAGCGCCGAGTACATGAAGAAGGTGCGCAACCTGGCGGATTACGTGGCGCAGGAATACGAAGAGGGCAAGTCGAAGGCCATCGCGGCCCTGCGCAATCTGTCGGGTTCGACGACGCCGATGCTCAGCGCTCCGGGTGCGAGCACGGTCGTTCTTCCGGCTGAGACTGTCGCGCCGACCGGCACTCGAGTGATCGAGGCGACTTCGGCTCCGGCAGTCGATGACATGGATGCGCTCGCTGACGTGGACCTCAGCGAGCTCAATCTGGAAGAGCTGGAAGACGTGGGAACCTGACCGTCACGAAGCCCAGCTTCTCCCCTGGGTGACGGTCAACTACCGGGCGGCTGGTCCTTCGAGACCCTCCATCCAATCCTCCCTGGGACCAGCCGCTCTATTTTACGGACGGTGCTATGTCGCGAACGGCAGTCCATCTGATCGACGGCAATGCTCTGGGGTATGCGTCCCACCTGGGCACGAAGCTCAGCACGGGCAGCATGCCGACTCAGGCGATCTTCGGGCTCATTCGCACCATGCGGCTTCTTCAGGTCGAGTCGCCGCGCAGTCGCAAGATCGTGCTGTGGGACGGCTCGGCGAAATGGCGCAAGGAGATCAATCCCGCCTACAAGGAGTCGCGAAAGCGGACTGCGGAGCAGCTCAAGGTCCGCGAGGAGTATGCCAGGCAGGTCCCCGACATGCGTCGGGCGCTGACTTACCTGGGAATCGACCAGGTGCTGTCACCGAATTGCGAGGCGGACGATCTCGCTGCGACTTACGTGGCTGTCTTTCGCAAGCGCGATCTGCCGGTGACGATGGTCACAGGCGATCGGGACTGGCTGCAACTCGTTCGCGAGGGCGTGGATTGGTTCGATCCGATTCACGACCGGTACTGCAACCACGAGAACTTCGCGGAATTCACCGGTTTTCGGGATCCAGAACAGTTCGTGGATGCAAAGGCGCTCCAGGGCGATCCCTCCGACAACATCAAGGGAGTCGGTCGGATAGGTGAGGTTGGAGCGAAGAAGCTGCTGGCCGCATATGGTCGGGTCGGCAACTTCCTCAGGATGTATGACCTCAATCGGGAGCGGATGATCGATCTGCCAATCGACTGGATCAAGTTCGCGGAAAACCTCGACGGGCGCAGGGATCGATTCTTCGAGAACCGCAAGATCATGGAGCTCAAGCCTAACGCACCGGGCGTAAAGGATGCACAGGTCACGAAGGGGGCGCAGGACTTCGAGGCGTTCAGGCGGCTGTGCGAAGAGCTGGCCTTCCTGTCCATCCTGGGGCAATTCGATGAGTGGATTCGCCCCTTCACCACCATACGGAATGCAGCATGACAAAGACGGTACTTGACGAGCTTTCTGACGTCCTTGGTGACGGTGCGGGTGCGACGTTCGAGGTCACGCACTGGCTGGATACGGGCTTTCCGCCGCTCAACAAGGTGATTTCGGGTGACTATCGCAAGGGTCTGCCCGTCGGGCGGCTGGTCGAAATGTTCGGAATGCAATCGTGCGGAAAGACTGCGATTGCCACCTGTGCGATGAAGAGTGCCATCGATCAGGGCGGTTTCGCGCTGTTCCACGATCACGAGCGATCGTTCGACATGCGCCAGGCCCGGAATCTCGGGCTCGACCCGGACACGGGCCGTTTCGCACATCTCAGGCCCGAGACCGCCGAAGAGTCGTTCACGCGGGCGATTCACGCGGCGCAGCGGATTCGCGAGAAGAGCCTGATTCCCCCGGACGCGCCAATCATCGCCGTGTTCGACTCGCTGGCGGCGATGGTGCCTCGAGCGAAGTGGGAGAAGGAGCTCACCGAGCTCACGATGGCGGACTCTCTGGCGCTCGCCAAAGCGACGTCAACCGTTCTGCCGGTCGTCAAGCAGGCGGCGGAAAAGTACAACATGCTGGTGCTGCTCCTCAATCAGCTCCGCGAGAACCCCGGTGTGACCTATGGCGACAACACGCGCACGCCGGGCGGCAAGGCCCCGCCGTTCTATGCGGATGTGCGGATCAAGCTGACGGCCGCGAAGCTCGTTCAGAAGGACGGCGGCGAGACGCGGCAGATCGGGCAGCAGATCACGGCTGACATCGTGAAAAACAAGGTCTACAGGCCGTTCCTCAAGACGCGCTGGGACTTCCTGTTCAACGAGGACGGCACGGGCAGCTTCGACGTGGTGGGTGGCATGATCGATCACCTGGTCGAGATCGGGGTTCTCACGCAGAGCGGCCCTCGGATCACCTACAACGGCAAGAGCTACTTCAAGAGCCAGCTCGTGGCGCATGTGAAGGAGAACGATCTTTTGCCTGAGCTGATCGCACTTTTGCCGTGATTCAATCTAAGAGCGCTTACGTATCATAGAGAGCGCATCTTGGAGAGCTCTATGAACGACACAGCGCTCAACACCAACCTGAGGCGGCTGAAGCGAGTCCAAACGGAGCGTGGACTCGCTTTTACCCTCGAGACCGAGGCAGACCGGAAGAGGAACCTGATGCTCTGCGCCTACTGCGCTTGGAGTCAGGAGACGCCTGATTATCAGGCGTGCTCGATATACAAGGAGCTGAGGGGTTTTGAGAGCAACGGTCTGGTACCCGTCGTCAGAACGTGCAGTCGCTATCAGCCAGTGATTACGTTCCGACCGAGGCTCGTCGGGCTCGATGGGGTATTCAACACGTTCCGCCTTGGCGTCTCCTGGTTCAACCGGTTGTCGCCAGGCGTCATCGTAGGACTCGTGAACGCCGAGACGAACGAAGTGTTCGGCAAGGCGAAGGTGCTGCAGGTGCTGCACGGATCTTTCGATGAAATGGTTGAGAAGCATTCGCACATGAACCATCTGCTTCTCGGGATGGAGCCGGAGGAGGCGGCATCGAAGATGCGGGAGATCATCGCGCGCTCCTACGGCAAGCTGGTCGCGGCGAACGCTCAAACGATCACTGTGGTGTACCTGAGGAATCTCAAGTTCAACTGGCCGATCACGTATGCCGACGATCATCAAGGTGGAGTACCACAAGAAGGGTAGGAGGATCTACGGGGCGTTCATCTGGCAGGACAACGGGGTGAACGTCTATCTGGCCTTTCGGAAGCACAGCGACATCTACACGGACAGAAAGGGCAAGCTCTCCCTCGCCATGAGGGAGGGTTTTGCCGCATGGGCAATCGACTATTCCACGCTGGTCGCCGCTCGCGCCAAGAACATGAAGTTCATCGGTGTGAAGTTGAAGGACACGGGCGATATGTACTTCACGCCAATCGAACGGTACTTCGACCGCAAGCTGACGAGGACCATCAACTATACCTCGCGGGGCGGTTCGCTGCAGAAGATTCTCCCTCTCAAGGCGTTCAAGGTCGTTCGCGCTGAACCCTCCTTGTAATTACCTGAGAAAGTAAGTTAGGGATGACTAACATTACTCGCAGCAACGATGCTCTGAGCGGGACATGAAGTATCCGTATCTGCTGATCTCCGACACCCACCATCACAACTGGGACGCCTTCGCGACCGTCAATGAGCGCGGGGTGAATTCCCGCAATCAGATCATCATTGACGAGACGCGGCGGGCCTTTGAGGAGCTCAGGAAGGCAGGCGGAAGGGTTGCCTTCCATGCGGGCGATATGTTCCACGTGCGGGGTTCGATTCCGCCGAGCGTGCTGATTCCGGTGCAGGAACTCTACAGGGAGCTCTCTAAGGAGTTCTCCATCTTCATCATTCCGGGCAACCACGATCTCGAAGGCAAGAACGTCAGCTTCTACGGATCGTCCTCCAGTGCGGTGGAGTTCGCCGGGGCATCGGTCTATACGGGCGACGACGTTCGTCTTTTCATGGCTCTCGATATCGCGATCTGCGGCTGGGAGGGGTCGATCCCGAAGCTGAAAGAGAAGCTCGAGATGGTGGAGCCGAGTCAGCGCAGGAAGCGCGATCTGATTATTCACGCCCCGATCGATGGGGTCATTCCTGGTATTCCGGATCACGGGCTCACGGCGGACTATCTCGCAGGGCTTGGCTACAAGCGGGTGTTCGCGGGGCACTATCACAATCACAAGGACTTCGGAAACGGCGTCTATTCGATCGGTGCACTGACGCATCAAACCTGGTCCGACGTCGGCTCGAGGGCGGGCTTTCTCCTCGTCTACGAGGATCGTGTTGAGTATCGCGCCAGTCATGCGCCCCGCTTCGAGGATCTGAGCGATGTTACTTCGATGGAGGAGTACATCTGCCTCGTCGAAGGCAACTACGTGCGGGCGCGGCTGGTGGATCCGACCAACTCGGAGGTCGAGAACCTGCGCAAGGAGCTCTACGAAATGGGAGCGAAGGGGGTACTGATTCAGTCCATCAGCACGACCAAGACGGAGGGACGTCGAGAAATCATCGACAAGATGGAGCCTCTTGAGGTCTCGATCACGAAGTTCGCGGACACGAAGGGCAAGGCGGGGCTCGCTGCCGAGTGTCTGGACATTCTGCGGACGGTGAGGGGCGCGAAATGAAGGTTGTCACCCTGCACATCGAGAACTTCATGGCGATCGGTTCAGCGAGCTTGATGCTCATGGATCGGGGGCTGAATCTCATTCAGGGGCAGAATCTCGACGACACGTCCGCGAAGTCGAATGGCTCGGGCAAGAGCAGCATCCCGGATGCGCTCTCCTGGTGTCTTTTTGGCGAGACCGCAAGGGGTGAGAGTGGTGATGCGGTCGTCAATCGTTCGGCGGGCAAGAACTGCCGGGTGTCTGTCACCCTTGCGGACGACGACGGCACGATGTACCGCATTGACCGGTATCGTCGCCATAGCGAGCACAAGAACAAGGTCTATGTGACTCGTCTTGACGAAAGCGGCAAGGAGGAGGATCTCACCCTGGGTACCGACAAGCTTACGCAGGGGGTGATCGAGAAGATTCTTGGCTGCAACCTCGAGGTGTTCAACGCCGCCATCTATGCCGGTCAGGAGCGCATGCCGAACCTGCCGGGTATGACCGACAAGGAGTTGAAGGCACTTGTCGAGGAGGCGGCGGGCATCAACGAGCTGGAAGCGTGCTACGAGGAGGCTCGCACGCGAGCTCGTCTTGCAAAGGCGGAGGTCACGAGTGCGGAGGTCGCTCTTGGGGCGGCGATAGCGGCGGTGGAAGACCGCGAGCGTCTCGTGGAGATGGCGAAAGCGAAGTTCGAGACGTGGCTCAAAGAGCAGGCGGAGAAGATCACGAAGCTCGAAAAGGAGCGTGAGGCAATCAAAAACGCTCTCGAAGCGGAAGCCACTGCGGTCGACGCGGAACGCGGAAAGCTTCCCGCGTATCGTGATGAGCTGGAGAAGCTGACGAGTTCGCTCAAGGCTCGAGAAACGGGCGAGGCTGAGATCAAGAAGATCGATGCGGAGATCCTCGCGCTCGAGCGGAAGTTGTCGGGTATCAATGCCCGACTCAAGATCGCAGCCGATGAGGTCAAGAAGCACAAGACGCGGCTTGATACCGTCTCGGAGCGCATCGGAAAGCCCTGTCGGGAGTGCGGGGCCCCCATCACTGAGGCGTCGCTCTCTCACGCGATAGCAAGCGCTAAGAGCGATCTTGCCGAGAGTGTGCGTAGCTTCAAAGAGCACAAAGAAGGTCGCGAGAAATGCGAATCTGCGCTTTCTGAGCTTCGTGGAAAGCGAGAGTCAGCGGTCGCAGCGCTCGTCGATGTCTCCGAGACAGTCGCGCGGATCAACGAGCTCCAGCGCAAGATTCGTGAGGTCGAACAGAAGATCACGGACTACAAGTATCACCAGACTCATCTCACGACGCTCGAGGAGGAGCTGGAGCGTGCCCGCGCAGCCCCGAACCCGTTCGAGGATCTCGTGAAAACGCACGAGAAGGACCTTGAGGAAGTCAAGGCGCGGGTGAAGGAATACGAAGAGAAGCTGGGGAAGGCGAGGGAGCGACTCGAGCTGGCTGAACAGGCGGTCGAGGTGTTCAGTCCCGCAGGCGTTCGTGGGCACATCCTCGATCAGGTCACGCCCTTCCTGAACACGCGCACGGCTCACTATCTGGGGCACCTCTCGGATGGGAACATCACAGCGACCTGGTCGACGCTGGCGAAGAACTCGAAGGGCGAGCTCAAGGAGAAGTTCGGCATCGAGGTCAGGAGCGCAACCGGCGGCGATCGATTCGGACTGTTGTCGGGTGGTGAGAAGCGCAAGGTGCGCCTGGCATGCGCGATGGCGCTGCAGGATCTCGTGGCGCAGCGAGCGCTCAAGTCCATCAAGCTCTTCATGGCCGACGAGATCGATGACGCCCTCGATGACGCGGGGATGGAGCGTCTGATGGATCTTCTCAACGAGAAGGCGAAGGAGCGTGGGACGGTGCTCGTGATCAGCCACAACGAGCTGTCCGACTGGATTCGCGACCAGACTCTGGTAGTGAAGAAGGACGGTCGCTCATTCGTTGAAGGTGCTCTGGCCGCATGAGCGGCAAGACAATCTCAGTAGAGCCGCGCGCAAGGTGACGACGCTGCTCAAACGGGTGAGCCGTCACGCTGGTGAAGGACGAATTCATAGACTTCTAGGAGATTGAGAACGTGGCAAAAGGTAGGAAGAAGGTTGGGCCTGCGACGCCTGTTACAGCGTTCGACTTTCTGTGCGCCAAGACGGAGCAGATCGGTGAGAAGGGGGATGCGGTTGTTGCCGTCATGCGCCAACTCATTGAGCAGCACAAGGACATGGTCTGGAAGGTGGACGCACCCCAGATTGTCACCTGCGGCAAACTGGTTGAAGGCTCGTCGGACATCTACAACCCGGACTCCTGGGAGTACAAGCGGGTATCCCTCATCGGCAATGAGCGGTTCAAGATCATCGACGCCTACCTGGGCAAGAGGGCAGGGGTCATTATTCGCTGTAAACCCCTGCCCGGTATCATCGGGCTTGAGAGTGAGGTGGTCGTGGTCGAGTGGGCGCTGTCGCAGAGTGTGCCGCTGAAAGACGGCGTGCTGCGCTTCAAGAGCTGGCTGTCCGCTAACACGCAGAACCTGGATCTTGATGGCGTTCTCGCCAAGATCCAGCAGGAGGAAGAGGAACGTGAGGCGGCCCGCATCGCCGAAGAGCTTGCCGCCCATGAAGAAGTCTACAGCGGCACCTGGGGATCCTGGTAATGAAGGTGGTGAGCCTCGACGTAGGGTTCAATCATTCCGGCTTCTGCCTAGCCTCGTATGACCTCGAGGCGAACAGGATCGAGAAGATCCTGGGGCTTCACCTGATCTCCACGGAGCCCATCAAGACCAAGACGGTGCGGCGTTCGAGCGACGACTACCGCAGGGCGTGTGAGATCGCCCGGTGGATTCGACACTACACGAAGGATGTTGCCGTAGCGTTTTGCGAGATTCCCTCGGGAACGCAATCGGCGCGGGCGAGCTGGGCACTAGGGATCGCCCTCGGAACGCTCACGAACATCACCTGCCCGGTAATCCAGGTCACACCCACGCAGACGAAGCTCGCTGGCCCCGGGAAGAAGGACGCCACCAAGGAGCAGATGATCGCCTGGGCGACGGAGAAGTATCCCGATCTTCAGTGGATCAGGCATCGGGGAAAGCTTTCGCCGAAGAACGAGCACCTGGCTGACGCCGTGGCGATCCTGCACGCCGGGGTCGAGTTGCAGGAATTCCAGGATCTTATTCGTTTGGCCTCAAAAGTCAGTCAGTCGTGACTAGTTGAGGTGGCGCTGTAGGGAAGAGTCACATTATGGGCTTGATGGTGATGGCGGATCTTGGGCGGGACCTGGGTCAGCAGGTTCCCCTGATGTGCGCAAAGTGTCCGAAGATGAGGGTTTTGGCGAGTGCAGAGCGTGAAGTCCTTTACGATGCGTGCATCTTTCGACTCCAGGCGCGGTGTATGACGCCCGATCATTGCCTCGAGGTTCGAGACCGCTACGAGAATGTGCCGCTTCTGCGATTACGGGAAGTGAATGTTGAAGTGGCGATTGACGGGACGGCGATTCTTGCAAGCGATTATGACAACTACCGCATCCAGCATGCGGTCGAGAGTTACAAGAAGGTGATCCTCGGGAGGTTCTGGTTCTTCGGAGAGGCACCGGAGTTCGGGCATCAACAGTTCAACATTCTCGNCATCAAACGTGTGAGTGAAGCGTCTTCGTCATGAAGCGCTCGCGGCTGCGATGGAACGTCAAACTACATTTCTGTCAACGCCGAAAACNACACCGGCCAGTGTGGATAATCGTAAGAAATTCAGTGGCTTAGCTGTCTTATACAAGCTAAGTCAGTCGTGAGTTATATTGGCTTCTCATTTCTAGTTAGGTCGGAGTAATCAATGCGGAATGGGTATGCAACCCCCGCACGTTCATACAGTGCGGGGATCGGGGATGCTGTCGCTAATCGAACCATCAATCGCAAGGTTCAGGATGGCGACACGACCCGGTTCGAGACCTGGGAGGAAGTCGCCGAGCGCGTAGCTCGTGGCAACTCCCTCCTGGCACCGAAGGAATCTCGCAACGAGGAGTTCCATCGAGCCCTGCATCACCTTCGACAGGCGAGTATTCTGATGTCGGGCCGTCACCTTCAACACGGTGACGAGAGGCAGCCCGAGCGCAACATCGAGGTCTTTACCAACTGCGCGACCTCGGCGACCAGCTTCGTGACGTTCTACCTTCTGCTCAACGGTTCGGGTGTCGGTCGAGCCTACGACGATCACATGATGGTCGTCGATTGGTGTCAGATGCCGATTGTCGTTCCGGTCATCGATCACGGGCACCCGGACGTCATGAGCGGCGAAATCAGCGCGATGGATCTGCGCACAGCTCGGCACGTCTACGCCAGCCGGGAACAGGTCTATGTCCGCGTTGGCGACTCGAGGGAAGGCTGGGCGAATGCCATCGAGCACATCGAGGTGATGGCTTTCGAGGGCATCCATCGCAACAAGGTGCTGATTCTCGACTTTTCGGACGTGCGCGCTCGGGGCAAGCCGATCGGTGGCATGCAGAACCGCCCAGCGTCGGGTCCGGGGCCGCTCATGAACGCCATTCGCAACATCGCCGCTCTGCGCGATGCGAACATGCCCGCATGGCGGGCGACGATGTTCGTGGATCACTACCTGGCGGAGTGCGTGCTGGTGGGAGGTGCCCGCCGGGCGGCTCGCATGTCCACGAAGACCTGGCGGGATGCCTCTGTGCTCGACTTCATCAAGGTCAAGCAGGGCGGGTTTCTGTGGAGCTCAAACAACTCGGTCACGGTGGACGAACAGTTCTGGCGCTACGTTCGCGGCGAGGAGGACGGTCCACTTGCGGAGCACGCTCGGCAGGTGCTCGATGAGCTGACCAGAGCTGCCTACTTCGACGGCACGGGCGAGCCGGGCCTGATCAATCAGGACAAGCTTGTGGAGAACCGCGAGGGCATGGATGTCTATACCGATGGCATCGTTGCCGGATCCAGTCGGTTCAAGCCGATGGCGAAAACAGCGGAGCTCTATAGCGTCCTCACCGAACGGGCTCTGACCTCGCGGTATCACATGATCACGAACCCTTGTGGGGAGATTGCCCTGTTCATGCTGGGTGGCTACTGTGTGATCGCGGACGTCGTGCCGTATCACGCGCAGAACGATGACGATGCCGAAGACGCCTTCAGAACGGCCGTCCGCATGCTCATGAGGACGAACCTCATGGGCGCGCTCTACAAGAAGGAGGTCAGGCGCACGAACCGGATCGGCGTCGGCATGACGGGCATCCACGAGTATGCCTGGAAGCGCTTCGGCTACGGCTGGAAGGACCTGGTCGATGAGGAGAGATCCAAGGACTTCTGGCTGATGCTCGCCCGGTTCCGTCGCGCGGTCGACGATGAGGCGAGGAAATACGCCGAGGAGCTCGGTGTGACAGTTCCTCACACCAACACCACCATCAAGCCCGCAGGCACGACCTCGAAGCTCTTCGGGCTCTCAGAGGGCGCGCACCTGCCCTCGATGCGCGAGTATCTGCGGTGGGTGCAGTTCCGCAATGACGACCCGATCGTGACCGAATACGAGCGCATGGGCTACCCGGTGCGCAAGCTTCGCACCTACAACGGCACGACGATCGTTGGTTTTCCAACCCAGCCGGAAATCTGCAAGCTCGGCATGGGTGACAAGCTCGTGACGGCAGGGGAGGCGACCCCGGAAGAGCAGTATCAGTGGCTGCGACTTCTGGAGAAGTACTGGATTCGGGGAACGGACGAGAGCGGCAACCCGCTGCCGTTCGATCGCGGCAATCAGGTCAGCTACACCTTGAAGTACAACCCGAAGGTCGTGGACTTCGAGCGCTTTAAGCAGACACTGATCGAGAACCAGCCGACCATCCGGGCGTGCTCGGTGATGCCACAGACGGACGTGGACGAGTATGCCTACGAATACGTGCCCGAGCAGCCGATCACCAAGGATGAATACGAGCGCATCACGCGCGAAATTCGGGGTGAGACGGGTGCCCAGGAGGACGTCGGCCTCGAGCACGTCGATTGCGCGAGCGGGGTATGTCCAATCGATTTCCGCAAGAACCCCTAGCGTTCACCTGAAAAAGTCAGTCAGCACTGACTACAATACTCTCGCAACACAACAGCACGCGGGGAGCGAGCGCTCCCCGCCTTCTTCAGGCGGAGGAAACATGAGCCACTTCACAGTTCTGGTCATCGGTGAGAACCCCGAAGCGCAGCTCGCTCCCTACCACGAGTTCGAGTGCACGGGCGTCGTGGACGAGTTCGTTCAGAGCGTGGACGTCACGCAGCACGCTCGCGACAAGTATCGCGAGCATGGTAAGGACCAGAACTTCGAGGAGTTCGTGAGATCCTGGTTCGGCCTCAGGCCCATCAAGGCTGGCGCGACGCCCGATCTGCACGGCGACCAGAAGTATGGCTGGTATGAGGTGAACGACAAGGGCGGGGTCGTCAAGGTTGTCCGCCGCACGAACCCCAATGCGAAGTGGGACTGGTATGTGCTCGGCGGGCGCTGGACGGGGTTCTTCAAGCTCAAGGAGGGCAGGGAAGGCGTCGTCGGTGAGCCGGGCATCCTGACGGAGCCGCCGCCGCACGGCTACGTGGATCAGGCTTTCAAGGGCGACATCGACTTTGAGGCGATGCGTGAAAAGGCTGCCGAAGGTGCCCGCAAGGACTACGAGGAGTTCGAGGTGGCACTCAAGGGTCGCGAACCGCCGCCGCGCTTCGAGGAGTTCCGCAAGAACTACGAGGACGTCGAGGAGGCTCGCAAGGCGTATTGGGAGCTTCCGGTCGTCAAGGATCTGCAGAAGGCGGGCAAGATCCCCTTCTTCTCGGATGTGAACGACATCTACGGCTGCGGCAAGGAGAAGTTCATCGAACGTGCTCGCCTGGGTGCCGTCACGACCTTCGCGTTCATCAAGGATGGCGTGTGGCACGAACAGGGTGAAATGGGCTGGTTCGGCATCACGAAAAACGAGAAGGACGAGGATGAGTGGCTGCGTGAGTTCAATCGCGTCCTCGATTCTCTGCCGGACGACACGCTGCTCTCGGTCTACGACTGCCACATCTGAGCGTGACCCATGACGAGGGTGATCTACGTCAGTCGCACGGACGCGATTGACGAACTTGTGGAGGACTTCGTTGAGGACACGCTTCGTGATCTCTCGGCACTGCACGACATCGCCCGCCTGGGATTGCGGGGTTTCGAGAAGTACACCCTCGAGGAACTGACGGAGGGCTACAACTTCATGAAGGAGACGATGGAAGAGGCCGAAGGGCAATACGTGGTCGTGGACGATGACGACCCTCGTCTCTTCGAGGGAGAGGACGACGATGACGCAGCCTCGTGAAGCCTGGATCGTGCTCGATGAAGACGGAAACCCCGCCTACTGGGACCCGGATACCAAGACGGCCGGAGTTTTCAATACGGAGCGCGAATGTCAGGAGGACATCCTGAACACGCTTCGGAATCGGATCGAGGAGTTCTTCAACGGGGAGCGTGAGTTCGAGGACGTGCAGGTGTCCTACGGCTATGTCCCGTGCGTGGTACACCCGGACGGCACCATCACAACAGAGGACTGCGAGTTCGAGCCGGAGTACATCCGGGAGCTGTTCGGGGTGAAGGAATAACGCCCGATTCTGCCCGAAAATGCAGTCACGACTAAGTTCATTTGTCGAGAGCCTGGTCAACGTCGCGGTCGGCATGGTGATCGCGCTTATTGTCCAGGCACTCCTCTATGCCTCGATGGGTATTGAGGTCACGCACAGTCAGAACTTCGTGATTGTCACGGTTCTGACCATCGTTTCCGTGGCACGCAGCTACTTGCTGCGGCGCGCATTCAACTGGTGGCATCACAAAAGAGGAAGAAATGCAGAGCAATCTGGCACCTGAGGAACTCCCGCAGAGAACGCGCGACGCGCTGGCGTATGCCCAGAACGCGGCTCGGTATCTCACCCAACTGTCTGTGTACATCCACGAGCTAAACGACAAGTGGTGGCGCGACATCAACACGGGCGAGCGGATCGAGCGCAACAAGGGCGAGCTTATCGCGCTCATTCACAGCGAGCTTTCCGAGGCTCTCGAGGGGGTGCGCAAGGACGTCCAGGACGAGAAGCTGCCTCACCGAAAGGCCGAGGAGGTGGAGCTCGCGGACGCTCTCATCCGCATCTTCGACTACGCCGGGGCCTATCACCTCGATCTTGCCGGTGCTGTGGCTGAGAAGCTCGCCTACAACGCGACGCGGCGGGACCACACTCACGAGGCGCGTCGGGCGGCGGGAGGCAAGAAGTTCTGATGAGTAGGCTGATCCCCGTTCTCGATCATGGGTTCGTCCGGCTGGTGAGCTACATGCAGCCAGCCGAGCGCGATAAACACTGGACTGGCGATCTGGAGATCGTCCGCAACGCCCGTGTGTCCTACAACGCCGACTGGCGCACGGGTGAGGATGCCGGGAAGGACGAGAAGCTCATCCAGTATCTCTACAAGAACCGGCACACAAGCCCGTTCGAGGCGATGGTGTTCACGTTCGAGGTAAAGGCTCCGATCTTCGTGCTCCGACAGTGGCACCGGCATCGCACCTGGTCCTACAACGAGATCAGCGCCAGGTACTCCGAGCTGGACGAGGGCTTCTACGTGCCCGAGCCGGGCAAGTATGGCGTGCAGTCCAGCTCGAACAAGCAGGTCCGGGAGCTGTCGGATGGCGATTGCTATACGGCGGAGGAGTGGTCGAAGTTCCTGCGCTGGGAGGAAGAGCAGCGAGAGCATATGATCCGGGCCTTCGAGCTCTACCAGAGGCACCTGAAAGAGGGCATGCCTCGAGAGCTCGCCAGGATCGTGCTGCCGTTCGCCGCCTACAGCCGGATGTTCGCGACGGTCGATCTGCACAACCTATTCCACTTCCTCAGGCTGCGCGTGCACCCGCACTCGCAATACGAGATTCGCCAGTATGCGCTGGCGATCTGGACGCTGATTCGCGAGATCGTGCCGTGCTCCGCTTCGGCCTTCGAGCAGTTCAAGGTGTGACCAAGAAAGTTAGTCAGCACTGACGCAAGACGATATCATGGCGCACAAGAGTTGGATTGGGGTGGATCTGGACGGGACTCTCGCTCGCTACGACGGCTGGAAGGGGCCGGAGCACATCGGAGAACCGATCCCGGAAATGCTGGATCGAGTCAAGCGCTGGCGTCGCGAGGGAAGGGACGTGCGGATCTTCACCGCTCGAGTGTGGGAGGACGGCACTGAGGAACGGGCGCATGAGGTGCGGAAGGCGAAGCTCGCCATCGGCGTCTGGTGCATGCGCCACCTGGGTGAGTCGCTGCCCGTAACGTGTGAGAAGGATCCCTACATGATCGAGCTGTGGGATGACCGCGTTGTGGTGGTCGAGCCCAATCGCGGTCGTCCCGTCACCTTGTCGCCATCTCACCTTTACTGATCATCGACGAATCTCCGCGAACTTCTTGTGTCGGAGAACATAAGTTAGCAGTGACAAACACACTGCTGCGCGTGCCCCTGAACATCAAGAAGGTCACCTGACAAGTTTCAATCACCACGACTCAACGGAGGATAACGTTCCATGTCATTCACAACGAGAGAAGAACGCCTGATGGCGGAACGAGCAGCACGACACGCTGCCGCGATGGAGCGAATCAGTCTGTTCAAGCGAATGGTGCCCGTCGGGGGTGCTCACTCTGTTCGGCCTCATCCTGCTGTTCAGCTCCTTCTACATCGTGCCTGAGGGCTACGTCGGCACCATCAGCCGACTCGGGAAGTTCCAGGATCAGGTCGCGATGCCGGGGTTCCACTTCAAGATTCCGTTCGTCGATAGGGTGTACCTCGACGACGTGAAGATGCAGACGGCGAACTACAGCGGCAAGAGCGACGAGGAAGACAAGGACGGCATCATCGACAAGGCGATGCTGGACATCCTCGACGCGAACAATGTGGTCTACCACATCGAGCTGACACTGCAGTTCACGCCGATCGCCGAGAGGATGCCCGAGATCCGACGCATCTATGGTGCGAACTACTTCGACAAGAAGATCAATGCCATCGTGCGCGATGCGGTTCGGGACGTGGGCGGCAAATATGTCGTAGAAACCGTTGCCAGTAATCGCGAGGCGATCGATGCGGCGATCGAAGAGGCGCTCAGGGAGGAGTTCAAGGATCTGCCGTTTATCCTGAACGATGCGAGTCTGAGGCAGATCGTTCTGCCACCCGACGTTCAGGCGAAGATCAAGGAAGTGCAACTCGCGAAGCAGGAAGAGGAGCGCCTCAAGATCGTCGTGCGTCGGGAGGAGCAGAACAAGGCGATCCTCGAGACGAAGGCGGCGGCCGAGAAGGCTCAGAAGATCATCCAGGCAGAAGCCGAAGCGGCGAAAAAGAAACTGGTTGCGGACGCCGAAGCCTACAGGATCGCGACGGAATCTGCCGCTCTGGCTAAGGCGAACGAGCGACTGGCGGCCTCTCTCACGCCGCTGCTGGTCGAGCACGAGCGCATTCAGAAGTGGGATGACGTTCTGCCGACCCATGTGCTTGGGTCGCAGACCAGCACTCTGCTCAACGTCGCAGGTAAGTAACAGGCGAACACAGGGCTTCATGCCCTGTGTTCCCTAAGGGCTCGAGCTTCGAGCTCTTAGGGAACACAGGTGAATGTAAGTCACCGCAAACAGACGTGCTTGGCGCATCTATATTGCGAATCAAGCAGTTACGCAACTCGGGAGGGCGAATGCCTATCAAGAAAGTGTGGCAGCCGGAAGGTGGAAAGCCGGTCAAGGTCTGGACGGACGAGATCGAGGCGACTGCGGCCGAACAGCTTAGCAGGCTCGCGACCCTCCCGTTCATTCACAAGCATGTGGCGGCGATGCCGGACGTTCATGCGGGCATCGGCGCGACTGTGGGCTCTGTCATCGCCACGAGGGGCGCGATCATCCCGGCTGCGGTCGGTGTGGATATCGGCTGCGGGATGATGGCCGTCGAGACGACGCTTACCGCGAAGCACCTCCCGGATTCGCTCAAGGAACTGCGCGAGCGGATCGAGCGGGCCGTGCCACACGGCTTCGTGACGATCCCGGGGCGTTCGGTGAAGGGTGCATGGGAGGTCACGCCAGCCTCGATCGTAAGCCGCTGGCGTGCGCTCAAGGATCGCTACTACGCCATCATCGAGAAGCACCCGAAGATCAGCCAGAAGGACCCGCAGTTGCAGTTGGGCAGCCTGGGCGGGGGCAATCACTTCATCGAAATCTGCCTGGATACCAACGGTACCGTATGGGTGATGCTCCACTCGGGGTCGCGAGGCGTCGGCAATGCGATCGGGCGGTACTTCATCGAGCTGGCGCGCGAGGATATGCGCAAGCACTTCATCAACCTACCGGATCGCGACCTGGCATACCTGGTCGAGGGCACGGAGCACTTCGATGACTACATCGAGGCGATGCTCTGGGCGCAGGACTACGCGATGGAGAACCGCAAGGCGATGATGGAGGCGGTTCTTCGGGTGATGCGCGTGCTGCTGCCACCGTTCTCGCTCGGCAAGATCGCGGTCAACTGCCATCACAACTACGCGACCCGTGAGAACCACTACGGTGAGAACGTATGGGTGACTCGCAAGGGTGCCGTTCGTGCTCGAGAGGGCGACTTGGGGATCATTCCAGGTTCGATGGGCGCGAAGAGCTACATCGTGCGTGGCAGAGGCAATCCCGAGAGCTTCCACTCGTGCTCGCACGGCGCGGGCCGAAAGATGAGCCGCGCCGAAGCCAGAAAGCGCTTCACGACAGAAGACCTGGCAAATCAGACGCAGGGCATCGAGTGCCGCAAGGATGAGGGCGTCCTGGACGAGATTCCGGGTTGCTACAAGAACATCGATCAGGTCATGGAGAACCAGCACGACCTGGTCGACGTCGTGGCGGAGCTTCGGCAGGTGGTCTGCGTGAAGGGTTGAGGTATGCGCAGGTTCGTTGTCTGCGGCGGAGTTACGTATTACCCAAAAGGTGGCATGGAGGACTTCCTGGACAGCTTCGATGACAGGGAGCAGGCGATTGCATTCGCAAAAGGATTCATGGCGGACGGTGACTCTCTCAAATGGGTGCACGTTTACGACACCCAGGAAAGAGTCTTTGTCCACAAGGAATGAAGCTAGAGGGTGCGGAATACTTGCACCACATCTACGAGAGGCGGAAAGGAGAGCACCAGTGAGTGACAAAGCGGTGCTGGCGAAGTATCTCGCGAAGCGAATCTTCGACGTCGGCGCGGAATTCGATGAGCGCCCGAAGCGGATCGAATTCAAGTTCCCTTACGGGAGCCGCGAGCGAGCGGCGGGAGGACTCATCGAATCAGCGCTGGAGTCCGTTATCAGGCAAGAGCTGGATAGCTTCGAGGTAACGACCGGCGCGGCGATCGAGTTCAACGATCCGGTCGCCTGGATGACACCGAGCGGCGAGATCGTCTCTCATCAGACGATGCAGCGAGCAAGGCAGGAGGGCGGTGCCATGCTCTCAAGCCTTGCGAACTTCACGATCCCTCTCTATCGACGCAAGGGCTGAAATGATCGGAATTGCGGGCGCACATCGCACGGGCAAGAGCACTCTGGCAAGGGAATTCAGCGAACGTTCGGGTATCCCCTACGTTCAGACCAGCACCAGCGAGACGTTCAAGCGGCTCGGGGCGGATCCGAAGGTGGACTACTCGCTGCACGAGCGCATTGCGATCCAGATGGCGATTCTGGACGACATCAGGGAGCAGTATGCGGCGGCTCCTCGCATCTTCGTGGCCGACCGCACACCGATCGACATGATGGCCTACATGCTGGCGGACGTGACTCGTGCGGGGGTGACGCCAGAGGCTGACGAGAAGGTGATGCGCTACCTCGACCTCTGCATGGAGGTGTCCAAGCGCTTCTTCTCAGCCTACATGGTCGTTCAGCCTGGCATCCCGCTGGTGGAGGAAGAGGGCAAGGCACCGGCAGTGCCGTCCTACATAGAGCACATCAACTTCCTGATCATCGGACTGCTGCTCGGCAAATTCAACGGCTCCGTGAACAGTATCGTGCTGGATCGGAACTGCACGGACCTCGAGGCTCGGGTTGCGGCGCTCATGAAGCTCGCCTTCGTGACGCCTTCGACGCTCGTCAATTCTCCGTCAGATCAAAAGCGACTCACCTAAGACGCACGCTCTTGGAAACACTACATTGAACATAGTCAAGCAAGAGCGTGTAAGGGTGATGACAGAGAATCTGCCAACACTCTACGAGGAGCTGAACAGAAAGGCGCTTGAGTCGCTCAAGTGGCTGGTAGAGCAGCATGAGGCTGGCTATATCTCGGATGCGGAGCTCTACACGGCTCGCGTCGCGATGTTCAACACCATCGCAGGGTTGGTGGATAACGAGATCACACAGCTTACGTTCACGGACCCATTGCCGGAAGACAGAAAAGAGGTCACGCAACGAGTGCTTCGCAAAGGCGACTCGGTGCTGATCCTTTCGCATCGGGTCGGTACAACTTCTGTCGAGCTGACTACATTAGCGAAGTCGGGGCTTCGTCGGAGTGAACGCACATTCGACAGCCCACGTCAGGCGCGCGAGTGGCTCGACAAAGCGGTGCGAAGTCTGACGGCAATGCAGGGTTTCGTGACGATATAGGAGAACATCATGAAGCGAACTGAACTGGGCAAGGAGCTTGCGAAGCTCCGCATCGAGAACGACGAGTCCTCGAAGCAAATGGCCGACAAGCTCGGCGTCAGCGTCGCAACGCTCTCCGGCTACGAGAGCGGTCGTCGACCAGTTTCGCCGGAGTTCTTCGAGAAGGTGAAGGTGGTCTACGGCAGGGATCTGTCGTCGTTCAAGACCATACGCCGAAAGACGATCGGCAAGATCGTGAACCTGAGCAAGTTCGACGCCCAGGTGGCGGATCTTGCTCGGGCGGTGCTCGAGGGGCACATTCAGCACGACGGGTCCTTCGATCTCGAGGCGGTGCGCAAGGGTGACGTGCGGCTGATGCTGGTGAGCGTCAACTACGAGAGCGCGCCCGCCGAGACGCCGAAGGCGGAAGCACCTGCGAAGCCTGTCGTGAAGCCCAATGTCCCGGACGTCCCCGGCGTGGACTTCATCGACGATTCGGACTTCGATGGTCTCGACGAGATCGATGAGGAGACGATCGGGCTGCAAGCCTGACAGCTAGGTTTTACCCGTAGAAGTCAGTCAGCGCTGACGAAACGATGCTCATTACTGGCGTCGATGTCGAGACAACAGGGCTCGACCAGGCGAAGGGCGACAGGATCATCGAGGTCGCGATGGTCAGTGTAGAGGTCGTCGGGGATCGGTACATCCCCAAGCACAAGTTCGTTCAGAGGATCGATCCCCAGCGACCGATACACCCGGACGCTCTGGCAGTTCACGGCATCAACTACAGCGAGTTGATCGGTTGTCCCACCTGGGATGCGGTTGCACCGAAGGTGCAGGACATGCTGAGCAAGACCGATCTTCTCGTTGCCCACAACATGGACTTCGACGGTCCCTTCATCGCTGGCGAGCTCCTGCGGGTAGGACTCACACCGCCGAACCTGCAAACCTTCTGCACGATGACCAACGCTCGATGGGCGACACCGACCGGCAAGCTGCCGAAGCTGCAGGAGCTCTGCTTCTCACTGGCGGTGGACTACGACCCGGCGAAGGCACACGCGGCTGAATACGACGTGCTCGTGATGCTTCAGTGCCTGAAACGGGGGGTGAAACGGAGATTCTTTCAACTGCCGTAAAGGGTGATCGAGCCATGACGGAAGAAGACGCACAGAAGCTGATTCAGCACCTGCAACAACTCAAGGGCAAACCCTTCGTGATCCATCCGGACATTCAGGATGTCGCACTCAAGCAGAACCCGAATGGAATCGCGGCGTCGTGGGGTGTCACCCTGACTCACGTTCTGCTGCCGATGCCGCTCAGGCTCCTGCGGGCGATCTACCGCAACTTCATTCCGGTGCTTCTCGGGCTGGTGCTGGTGCTGATCTATACGATCTGTATGATCATCCGGCCGATCCTGCTGCTGTTTCGTCACCTCATCGCGACAATCGCAGGGTTCCTGGGCTTCGCGGTTCTCGAGCCGACACAGGAGACGATCGCTTCTCAGTTGACCGCGCATCTCCGGCATGAAATGAAGAAACTTGGCATCGATGATGTCATGGTGGTCGATGCGGCAACGATCTCGCCGGAAGTCGCCAAGAAGCTCAAGGACGGGAAGACGGTACAGCTTAGTGACCTGGGGCCGAAAGAGGAGGGCAATCGGCAGACCGATTGACTTCCGTTAAGTCACAGGTGATCATTCACCTGTGGTGTAGGAGACCCTCCGCACCACAATCTTTCTCTAGTGATGATGCTTAGGCCCCATCCGCAAGGGTGGGGCCTTCTTTTTGGACCCGTCCGTAGAGTCCCGGCCATGCGCGATGCGCGTGCTAGGTGCAATGACCCCCGCACTGAGGCCCTCGCCGAAGTTCCTGAGTGCATCTTGAGATGATCGACCGAAGCAGAGAGACACTCTCGAGGCAGCAACCCCACCGAGCGCTCGAAATGCGCCAGGGCTCGGGGGCCTCATCAAGGGCGCTTCACGGCGACGTAGCGACGAGGTTCCGAGGTGTTGTGGCTTCTGCGCGAGCGTCGCACTGTCAAGCTTCACCTTTTCCAGAGGCGCAAGTTATTTGTGACTATCTGGATAAGTTGTCGGTTCACCGCTGCGTTACTGCCGCGCCTGGGCGATCAGGCAATTAATGGCGCTGAGTCTGTGTCAGTGACGACCGCTATGGAGAATGCGAATTGATGGAATTCACTTCACAGCATAACTATGCAGTGACTTATGTCGCAACCAAGGGTGGGGTGGTGTGCTCACGTGTGCGCACATGCAGGGGCCACCTATAGGTGCGTATGTAAATAAGGGGAAATCCTTATGAGGACGCCAATAGGGATAAGGCAACGCACCAGTAAGGCGAGAGGTTAGGCGTCCCTACACGTTGGAGAAGGGGATTCCTAGGGCATCCAGGTGATGGACGCCCAGGCAGCGGCCGTTGTGGCCGACACCAGACTAAATCTGGCGCTGGAATACCTGAGCGTCCAGTTAGACGAGGGCAGATTCCCCACTACCTAGTCGCCATGCTGGAGCTCGGGCCAACTGGCGCGCCTAACTACGCCGATTGTACCCAGATTGATAGAAAAATAAGTCCATCATGACGTAATGCAACGCTTCCTCAATGATTCCTAAGACAACCAGTTTAGGTGCGTAGATTCTTCTATATACGCGCACGCGAAGGCGTGAGCAAAAGAACAACAGAACAGGAGAAGCATAGGGAAGTTAGCGGTGACTGTAGAAAGCACGATTTGGTGACTCTACAGTGTCGCTTGAAGGGTCAAACGAGACCCGATCATCAACAAACAAGTGCGGAGGGTTGAACGATGGGCAAGAAGCGCAACACTGCAGAGAAGATCGTCGAGACTGCCGTCGAGGTCATGACGACGGAGCCCGCTGTCGAGGAGGGTGCGGAGATCACGGTGGGCGATGCCGAGATCGATGAGGTCGTCGCCGCGATCGAAGTCGATGAGGCGAAGCGCAAGGCGTATGCGTCGATGGAGGCGGAGGAGCCTGTCGAGGGTGCTGCGGCCCCGGCCCCGGCCCCGGCCCCGAGCGACGCGACGACCGAGATGAAGGCGAAGGCTGCGCGCACCCCGCGTGCGTCGCTCCTGACGCACAAGGCGTCGGAGCTGATCCGACAGGTTCTCGGTGAGAACGCGCACGAGTTCTTCCAGCTCAACAAGAGCGGGCCGACCGACAAGGACGGGCTCGTGGAGCAGATGAACCGAACGCTCGAGGCGATCGACAAGCTGGACAAGAAGTCGCGAGAGAAGGCGGTGAACCTGTTCAGCGCGATCGCGTCGGGCCGGACCCCGAGCGTGTACACGCGGCAGGCGATTCTGGCGCTGCAGAAGCACGGCACGCTGACGCTCAAGGACCTGGTGAACGTCTACCAGACGGAGTTCAGCTACAAGCCGGGCACGGCGCGTCGCCAGGCGTCGGAGATGTTCGCCCTGCTGCCGGTCGTCAAGATCGCAAACCGCGAGCCCACTCGCGGAGCCCCGATGACGCTCAACCCGGAGAGCGTCCTTCTCGAAAAGCTGGCGATGTCGAGCGCCGCGCGCTCGTGAGGCGGGACAGGAAGGGGCGGGCGCTAGGCCCGCCCCTTTTGTTTCAGAGCGACGATGGGATGAGCGATTCTAAGCGTCTACAGCACTCGGAAAGTGCATGCGACTCGCGCACTGCGCGTGCACTTTCCGAGCGCGAGAGAGCGACAGAGTTCGCTCCCGAGCGCGTTCCAAACGCTTGATTCTGCTCTGAAAATAAGTCACGGGTGAGGTAGATATGGGCACGATGCTTTTGACCCCCGCTGAGGCGCACCGCGTCTTTGAACTGTTCGAGGCCAGCCAGATGCTGGAGACGGCGCGGGTGCGGTACAACGCCGCGCGTCGGCAACTCGGGGAGCTGCAGAGGGAGCTCGGGAAGATGCGACGAGTGGGGGCACCCCTGCCGGTGATCAAGGCGCAGGGGAGACTGGTCGGGTCGGCGCTGGTGCGAGTCACCAGGGCGCGTGCGGCGCTGATTCGTGCGATTCGTCACAGTGAGCGGATCCTGGGGCGTAAGGCACGGGCATTCGCGAAGCGCAACGCCCTTGCACAGAACGCTCGCGTCCGGGAAGAATATCAGAGCGTTGCGTAAGGAACCCTACGTAGCGAAGGAGGGTAGAATGATTCGAGGTCTTGCTGCGCTGATCGGTCTTGGACTTACACTTCAGGCGAACGCTCAATACGTCACCAGGGTAGAAGTCACCACNCCAGCGGAGCTGAAGGAGTTGAAGCAGAAGATTGAGGAGCGTGGCGAGGACTACCTCTGCAACGAAGTTCAAAAGGCTTACTTCTCCCCTAACGGCTACGCGGGCACCGAAGGCTACTACGTGGAGTGTGACACCGGCACTTACTGGGTGGCGGTGTACTGGCCGAACCCTCTGCGCCCGCTGATCCACAAGTACTGATCCCGACGACCTAGCGCCACGAGTGGCNCTAGGTCGCGTCCTGAGAAATACGCCACCCATCACTATCTCCCCTAACAATTCCCTGAGAAAGTAAGTCATGGACGACTTACATTAGTTCGCAACAAAGAGCAATCGAACGGATTGCGAGCGTCGGTGGGCGCGGGGCTCGATCACTAGTCTCCCTTCGTGAGTCAAGCGCCAACTACCCGCGCCCACCGACGTGAGCTGGGAGGTGACGCATGAGTGCCTGGATATGCAGTGCTACCCACATCGCAGCGATGGTGGGGTCCATTCGACGTTACGACCGCTACGGCAGTCTCACGGCTGACGCCGAGACAGCCCAGATGCTGGCGAACGAGAACGTTCGGAGCGTCAACTTCCGCTACAACGAGAACAACACGTTCCCGCCGACAAACTGGTCGCAATTGATCAACCGATTCCTCTTTCGGCCGCTCGATCCAGTGACGCTCCTCAAGCAGATCGACTGCTACGAGTATCAAGCCTGCGAGTGCGACGACTGGGAGCAAACCGAAGCCTACAAGTGGTGCCAGAAGGCCCGGCGCATCGCGATTGCTGCATTGCCGGGTTATGACAACGCACCCTGGGGGCTCCACGACACGTTCTGACGGCATCAACTCACAACGGGGAGAACGCACATGGGAATGGACGTTTACGGCAAGAATCCGACCGCCGAAGTCGGCAGCTACTTTCGCAGCAACATCTGGTGGTGGTCGCCGCTGTGGGACTTCTGCCGCGAGGTCGCGCCCGAGCTCACCAACAAGGTCAAGCGTGCCTACACGAACGACGGCGATGGGCTCGATGCTGAGGACTCGCGTCTGCTCGCGCAGGCACTCAGGACGGCCATCGAGACGGGCAAGGCCCAGCAGGTCGAGGATGAGCACCGCCGACAGAACATGAACATCCCGAAGGTCAACTGCGACCTGTGTCATGGCACCGGCATTCGCGACGACGCGATCGGGCAGTCTTTGGGGTTCCCGAACATGGTGATCACGAAGGACATCTACGGTGTCAACGAGAACCATCCCCGTTACGGACAGAAGGGCTACTGCAACGGCTGCACGGGCACGGGTAAGCGCCTGGCCTACGACCCGATACCGTTCAGCGTCCAGAACGTGAAGGAGTTCGCCGAGTTCCTCGAGCACTGCGGCGGATTCCACATTTTCTGACGCGCAATCGCCTCAACATCACCTGGGAAGATAAGTCATGGATGACTCACTATATTCACAACGACGTGAGCACTACGGAGGTCTCGAAATGAGCTCGATAGTCCAGGAAAAGACCAACCTGACATATCGGGTGATCGCAATGAACGGCACTCAGGTGGTGAAGGCACACCCGGAAGAAATCTTCGCGCGCGATACCGCAGAACGCACCGCTCGAGCCCTGCTCAGCGAGTGCCAGAACCAGGGGCACATCGTCACGCACGCCAGCATTCGCAGCGTGCGGCGTGTCGCGCCGATCATCAACGAGATCGCGAAGGTGCTGGTGTGAGCAAAAAGTACTTGGTGCTCGTCGGTCGCGCCTACTGGCACACGGCAGCGATCGAGGCCGAAGCGAACGGCCCGAAAGCGGCAGAGCGGAAGGCGCTGGAACAGATCGATGACGTGGAGCTCAAGCTGAACGAAATGCACGACGGCTCGGACTACGCGAGCGTTCTCGCGGAGGTGGTGGACGAATGACAGACCACAAGACGATGGCTGCAGAGTGGGCCGACCGCTATCGCAACGGCTATCGCCCCTGTCCCGGCTGTGGGCACGACGAAATCTTCGACGGACCCGATCACAAGGTCGTGGAGACGGGCGGCGAGGGTAATTACTGGAAGACGCTCGAATGCGGCAGACCGGGGTGTAGGAAGCGGTGGACGGAGTTCTACGCGCTCACCCACGTTCGCGACGACGACTTCGAGGAGGTGCACGACATCCGCCTGCGCGAGCCGATCGAGACGGAGATGGAGCGCTTCGCACGCTGCGCCTACAACACCTTCCTCAAGCACGACCCCGAGAAGCTGCGCGAGCTGGGTTTTGACAGGCTCCTCGAGAAGGCGAGGGCGATTGTGGAGCAGTTGAACAAGGGGTCGGAATGAAACCGCACCTCCACGCCAGGCTGTCGGTCAAGAAGCACGGCGGCAAGCTCGAAGACTACCTGGCGATCCACGAATTCATCGACTCCAGCAAGGTTGCAGTCGCCGACGTGCGTCACAGAGCGATGCTGCACTCGGCGTGGGGATCTACGTCACCGCACGGGTGTTCGGCGATCTGATCACGAATTCGGACGGCAAGGTCGTCTCCGTTCGCGATATTGCCGAAGAGCACATCCTGCAGGACCTGGGGTTCATTCCGTCCATGCAGGACTGGCTCGAACTCATGCCCATCCAGAAGTGGATGAGTGGAACGAGAAAGGGGGCAAGGTCATCAAATTCACGGGAGCAGACTGATGAAGCACCTGGAAGAGCTGGTGAATCAGCGCGTGGCGCTCACACGAGA